TCTTATGGCAAAAAAAAGAGATCCTAAAGTAGGTACAGGTAAAAAACCAAAAGGATCTGGTAGGAGACTTTATACAGATGAGAATCCTAAGGATACTGTTGGTATTAAGTTTGCAACTCCTGCTGATGCTCGTAAAACTGTTGCAAAAGTTAAAAAGATATCTAAACCATTTGCAAGAAAAATACAAATATTAACTGTAGGAGAGCAAAGAGCAAAGGTTATGGGTAAAACGCAGGTGGCATCTATATTTAGAAAAGGTAAAGAAAGTATAAGAAAGGGGAGAAAAAAATAATGGCACTTGCTAAAAGTCAAAGGAGTTTAAAAGCATGGAGCAAGCAGAAATGGCGTACAAAATCTGGAAAAAAATCGAGCATTACTGGAGAAAGGTACTTGCCTTCTGCAGCAATAAAGAATTTAAGTGCTGCGGAGTATGCAGCAACGACCAGGGCAAAAAGAAAAGATACTAAGAAAGGTAAGCAACACAGTAAACAACCAAAAAATATTGCAAAAAAAACAGCCAAATACAGGAGATATAAATAATGATGAAGAATGGTATGAAAATGAAGAATGGTAAGAAGGGTAAAAATGTACCTAAAAAACTTAAAGGTTTTTCTAAATTACCAGAAGTAGTACAAAGAAAGATAAATAAAAAACTAGCTAAGAAAGTATAATGAGAAAAGGACTTTATGCTAATATCCATGCTAAAAGAAAGCGTGGGGATAAAATGAGAAAGAAAGGTGCTAAAGGTGCACCTACTGCTGCACAGTTTAAAAGAGCAGCAATGACAGTTAAGAAAAAATAATGGTAGCAAAAAAATATCAGAACCCATCAGGTGGATTAAATGAGGCGGGTAGAAAATATTTTAAAAGAACTACTGGTGCTAATTTAAAAAGACCTAGTAAAAAGGTTGGTAATAAAAGGCGTGCTAGTTTTTGTGCAAGAATGAAGGGAATGAAGAAGAAACTTACATCTGCAAAGACAGCTAGAGATCCTAACAGTAGGATTAACAAAGCACTTAGGGCTTGGAACTGTTAATATAAAATAAAAAAGGGGAGCCAGAACGACCCCCCTTGAGCAGGCAACAACGAGACACACAGAGAATTTACTCTGGGTGTCTTTTTTTTTGCACTAAAATAACTCTATATTTTTTGTATAATTTGTTTAATATCATTTTCTAATTTTCTCCCTATAGAATTAGCATGATTTATTACAGCAGCACATAAATTACCATGATACGGATATCCTTTCAATGCTTCTCTAATTTTACCCACAGGTTTACCACCATAGTCTACCACTATAGCGTTGTCTTTATTAAGTCCTATCTTTAACTCAAATAGTATGCCTGTATACTTATCTATATTATTTTTTTCCGTCATTGCTTTCTTCCTTATGGGGTGTAAGGCTTGCTAGTTTATTCATAATGGTATGAACTTCACCGTATGGCCTTGTCATTAGATATCTCATAAGATCCATAAGTAACTCAGATGTTACGAGATATGTTTTAGGTTGTCCTTTTTCTTTTTCCATATATCCTCCTATTAAAATGGTATATCCTCATCAAAACGATTACGTATTACTGTTAATTTATCTTCTGCTTCAGCTATAGTATTAATTAATTTATCTAACTCTTCTATAAATTGTGGGTGTTCACCTATACCTACAGGTCTATGTAAGTATACTTCAGCGGTAGCTTTAGCTTCTTCTATCACTGCTTCATATTTTTTTCTTAACGCTTTTAACATTGACTCTCTTATATCCATTACCATGCTCCTTTAAATTGATAGTATTTATTTTCTACCATATCTTCATCATCAAGATATGGATTATGTTTTGCAGCTTTAGATTCTCTAGCATCTCTTATAGTTTGATTAAGAGTTCTACCATCTCTAACGCATGCAGAAACAAAATCCTCTACTTCTAGTATTGCTTGTTTAACTTGACCCATTGCTAACCTCCTTTATTAGTCTATCTAAATACCATTGTGCTTTTTGTAAGTCTTCTAATGGCTCTCCTTTAAATTTATATCTTGCAACATACTTCAAGATATTACCTTTTAAGTAACCATGAAACTCATCATTAGTCATACAATCACTTATAACATCAATAGTTTCTTTTTTACCATGCAGATAATGTGCAGGTGCATTTACATTGTCAAATGTAATCTCATTTTCATATGACATATCATGACTATGATCTTTTGCAAATTTATATGTTCGTTTATTTTTTACCATATTTTCTCCTAATTGTATTATAATGTATAGTCTCTAAATCATACTCACCTTTAGATACATTACGTTTAACTACAAGCCCACTCCACCACATCTGCTGAGTAGCTTTAGCATAATTTTCCCTATGATGCAAGTAACACCCTGCAGATAGTCCCATTAATTTTCTACCAGAAGGTAATGCACACATAGCATAATCAAATGTGTGTATATGACCTACAGTAGACGATACTTTATTTTTTAAGAGAAGAGAACGAGCAACATTGTCACCGCTAATAGGCTTCCCCATGACACCAGTAGGATAGTTATGGCAATAATATATACCATCAACATTAACAGGTTTTTGGTATGGATAAACTTCCCAACCAAATTTTTCAAATTCAAAATCGTCTGTACTAATTGCACCTTCAAGTTCTGGTATGTCATCTACTGTTCTATCTATCCTATCTTCGTGATTACCAAGTAACATAATTTTTCTTGGTCGTCTACCATTGAGACCTTTGTTAAATTTTTCTAATGCATCATGGGCATGGTCTATATCTTTTTTATATCTCCTACCTTCAAATTGTTTTTTACCTTTATCATAACTAGATAGAGAATCCATACTTGCAAAATCTCCCATACATATTATGGTATTAGGTTTTAGATCTTGTGCAAGTTTACCTGCCCACAAAAATCTATCATTGCTTGCTTTGGGTGTGCAATGAGGGTCACCCATAACTAAATGTGTTGCCATTAGTTTAACTCCTTGTCTCGTTTCTTTTTTAAATATTCTAAAAAATCTACAATATTAGATTCGTCATTAAACTCTGCAACAGAACTAATTGTAAGATCTCTAGATCTTTTTTTCTTATCATCTGCAAATCCACGAAGTCCCCATAGAAACGTTGAATGAGGGTCAGTAGTTGCCATTTTTATCATGCCCCTAGCTATTGTAGAACATAATTCGTATTCTTCAGTATCCATTTTAGATTTAGAATCCATAATAATACCGCAAGTAAAACCTTTTTGCCAAGGACTAACTAATACCTTGACAGAGTTAATTAAACTTAATTTATCTTTTTTTGTCATACCAATACCTATCTACATTAGTTCTATTATAATCTAGAACTTTATGTTCAAAACCTCTTTTCATACTTTTTTTTCCAAAATCATTTGCTTTCTTTTCGCTATCAAATATTTCATTAGCAAATAATTTATAGTCATTATCTTTTTTATTTTTAAAAACAACAAAATATAAATGTGACATAATATTAAAAGAGTCGGTGAAGATTAGACCCCTAAAACTAATCCCCACCATACTCTTGTATCTCCTCTTTAGGATTTGTTACAGAAGTGTACCAAACCCATTTAGGATTTTTACCTTTTGATTGCTGTTGTGGTAACAACTGCAATTTGTCTCTTCCCCAACAAGGAAGTTTGTATGGGCAGTATGAACATACAAAACCCAAAACTCTATTTCCTGTAGGTTTACTTCTAAAAGTTTCTGCTACATCATCATAACATCTTTTAAAAGTTTCACCTTTAGTTAATGCTTTTAAATTATCCTCTGCAGTTTTAATAGCTTTATTTTTATGATCATCTACTACGGCAGGTGTTTCGCATACAGTCCATTCACCTGTAGATTTATTTATAGCTATCCAACCACCAAATTCTTTTTGCTGACTTTCTCCGTATAAAAATCCTTGTGATGCATATCCAAAGGAATCATCCTTAACAACTTCACTAAAGCCTCCAGATTCTCCAAATTTTTTTTCAAATGAATATGGTGATGCACTTTTAATATCCCATATTTTTCCATCAATCTCAACATCTTGTCTCCCTTCAATACTATCTTTACCAAATTTATAAGATAAACTTTTTTGTTCATTCTGTATATCAACACCTGCTGATTTCATTACAAATATAGCAAGTGCTTCTACCATATCACCAAAAGTATTTCTCATCTTAACATTATAAGGTTGACCCTCTCCTTTTATACCCTTTGATTCCATTTGCAATTGGCATAATGGTCTGCCTATATTAGACATTCTAGGTTCAAACTTATCTTTTCTTTTACTCTCAAACTGTTTTAATAAGGCGTTTTCACACGCCTTACTAAACTCCTTTACTAGCCGTTTGTCTAGCTGCACAGGATTTTGAGATACACTGTCAAGATATTTCTGTACCTTCAATAATATATTATTCATTATGATGCAGATAGTACATCCTCTGGGCTTATCTCTTCAACTAACTTAGCATCAACAGCATCATGACCATTAGACTTTTTAGATTTTACAGAGTTATATAAATCTATAACTTCTTTATTTTCAACATCAATAGAATCTTGAAATACTTTTAAAGTTTCCATATCATCATCAGATAATTGTAGATTAGCATCAGCATTTACACCTATCTCTGGCACATAAAATACGTTACCACCTTTTTTCTGCC